GGATGTTGATCCGCAAAGTCTTGCTCACCCTTTGATCGATACTTTTTTTTGCGTGTTGCTTCTTCGTCATCGACAGGTTTGTTAACGTAATCGTCTGCTGATCTTTCAGTCATCAGTTGACGGAATGTCTTCGACATGTGTAACCTCCTGATCGTTAAACAGTCCAGTAGCAACTTCAACTCTCTTTAATGCCACTGCGTCTTTTATTTTGTCCATGAGTGCAACATGCACCTCATCTCTAAACTCTGTTGTTTCACCATTGACTGCGTGTTGAATTGCTGACTCAATGCTCATATTTTATTCCTTACAACGAAAATATTTTAGTTGATGCATTACTGAATGTTACAGTAATATCACCACCAGATGGCGTAACAGGTAAACCAGTTGCTGAATCAATGTAAGCAATTAGTCGTGAAGATGCCTGATTTGCCAAACTACCTTCAGCATTACCAACATTGTGATAAAGCACTAATGCCTCTGATTGATCACCCGTTACGCTAGAAAAAACCGCATCAGTTGCATCAAATATACCACTAGTTGTAGATTTACCTGCTAAGTTAGCGGTTGCTACAATAGCAGCATTTGCAATATTCGCACGATTTTCATGAGATGCATTGAAGGTATAATCGCCAGTATCAACAAGACAAATTGTAATTGTGTTTGATGACAAGTTCAAATTGCCATTAAGGAAATCTTCTTTTGCCTTAGTGTAAAGTTGATTTGCCATGCGTAATTCTCCAATTCCTCACTCTATTTATAACTAAGAGAAATAGGGCAGTTTATAATTTACACCACCAATATTGAGTGTGATAAACCCTACTGGATTGACTAGTGCCTTATCTTCTAAATCAACGTTCTGCTGTGTCGTGGTGATTGAAGAAGCATCTGCTGTAACTGACAGATTTGCAGATTGAAATCGGTCTGTAATCGCTAGATTTGTATTTGCTAATGCTGCTTGGAATGTTGCATTAGATGCGAATGTTGCTTCAGGATTACTATTAATATTGACAACATTGACACCCGTGTTAGATGCGGTGATTGTTGCACCAACAAAGTTTAGTGTTGTTGCAGATGTAACATCCACCCCTTCTTCTTGAATCGTAATTGTGGTGGTTACCGTATTGCCAACAAATTTACCAGACGTTCCATCATATTTGAGAAAGAAGTTATCATTGAGTGCCGACTGACGATTGACATCTGATAGTTCACGGATTTGGACAGCACCACCACCACCTGAACCTGATGCTTGCATCTTCGCACGAGTAACTTGTGCTTCAATCTCAGATTTGAATCCTTTGAGGTTATCTTCAATACTCTTACGAATTTGATCTGTGTCAACTAAAGTGCCATCACGACCTGATGGACCTTCCGGTCCTTGTTTGCCTTCAATGCCCTGTGGTCCCCGTTCGCCTCGTTCACCACGGTCACCCTTTTCACCTTGTATGCCTTGGATACCTTGTTCACCTTGGATACCCTGATCACCCTGATCACCCTGATCACCCTTGGGTCCAATTGGACCTTGGGTTCCTCGTTGACCTTGGATGCCTTGTTCGCCCTTCTCTCCACGGTCACCTTTGTCGCCTTTGTCTCCCTTCTCACCTCTGGGACCAATCTCACCTTGCTCACCAATAGGACCTCGGTTGCCCGGAATACCTTGACCCCCTCTGGGACCAACGACCTGACCGACTTGGATTTCTTCACCATCATTGAATTGAATGAAAAGATTATCTTCGTGAATGTATGCTTTATCGACAGCACGACCATCGTCACCCTTATCACCTTTATCCCCAATGGGACCTTTGGATTCAATCGTGACAACTCTGTCGGGACCCGGATCACCCTTCGGTCCTGGAGGACCAGGCGGACCCTGAACACCCTCTATTAGAGATGTGCGAGTAAACTCTAAAAGTTGTTCCTCAAACTCAACACGAACTTGGTCTATTTCCCTTCGTGCTAATTGAAGTGCTGCCTGTAGCAGTTTCGATTGTTCTACTTCACTCATCATCTTTGATTTCTTCAAACAAATCGTCGATTCCTGCCTCTTCTAACATCTGAGACATATTCTCGACAAGTTCTTTCTCTTCTAAAGTCGGTTCAGTATTTGCAATAAATGGTTCAACAGTGTACTCTTCTCTTTGGTCTTGACCGACTCCCATATCTGCGAGTTGTTCGTCACCATCACCTTCTTCTGCTTGTTCTTTATCTATCTCTTTATCCATACCCGAAATTTCTTCTTCGGACATACGGAGAATATTAGAACGAACCCAACGTTCTGAGAAATACTTACCTGTGTACTCGTCGATTTCACGGAGTAGAGACAAACGTCCTGTCAGAATTTCTGTCTCTTTGAGTTCAGAAAAATGGTTGTCTTCAACATAATCGTAACGAATACGCTGACGCATCTTTTTGAATTCTTCACGAGTCACAACACCCTGAAGTGTCAAATGAATTTCAAGTAGATTGTCAAACAACATTGAGAAACGACTACGCAATCGGTTCACAAACTTGGAAAACTTCAGTTCGTCTCGTGTGATTTCAGACGCACGACCTAAATTAAATGCATTATCTTGCTCAATACGAGATGTAGGAACATTAAGTGCTTTATAGAGTTTCTTACGGAAATAATCTACATCATCCATCTCACCCAAGTTCTGACCACCGGGTAAAGTTGTAATCTCTGTACCCCGACCACCTTCACGACGAGGCAACCAGAAATCCTCCATCATTGTCATCATCTTACGGTCATCACGGACTTGCCCTGTTTCCAAATCATATACAAGTTTATTCTTGTGCCGTGTCATCATATCACGCACATATTGCTCTGCCTTCATCTTCGGTAAGTTACCTACATCGATATAGAAGATTCGACGTTCGGGTGCACGAGATAAACGATAGATAACAACTGCATCTTCCAACATACGCAGTTGATTTAGTGGTTTGATTGCTTTGTGTAAATACGATAGTGACATACTGTTTCTCTGATCCATCAGACCAGATGTCACATGACAGATTGAATCTGTAGAAACCTTAATAGCAGTTTGAGTCGTACTTGTTAAACCTTTAGGTGCATACAAGTAGTATTCGTTGTATCCGGGATGATTTGCTTTCTGTGTGTCTTTTATGGACTGTTTTTTGTCTCGTTTTGTTTCACGAACTTTACGAATCTTACGGGGGTCAATATAACGGAGGTCTTTAATACCTTCTCTTGGATTCTTCACGTTGATCATAATGTGGTAATACAATCGACCGTCCACATAGAAGTTGCGGAAGATGTCATAAGCACGATCAGCAAAGTCCAAAGTAGAAAGTAATACTTGAAATTCTTGAGAGATACGTTTTTTGATAGCAGATGATGCGTCTACATCATCTAATACAATTGATACGGGGTCTTTACGCTCATCCATGACAATTGCTTCGTTGATAACATCATCAACTGCCATATCACATTCAGGTTGCAGTGACATCTCACGATATTTTGTAACAAGTTCTGCTTCACTTTTTGAGGTTCCTTCAAGGTCAACTACACTACCGTATCCACCACCTAACGCAAGGTCTACTGCACCTTGGTCATTTGGGGGTGGGACAAATGAGGGAACTTCTTCGGTTTTCTTGATTTCGTCTTCTACTCGACCAATACGAAATCCGAATAAATCTATTGCCATTGTATACACCTAAAAAAATGGGAGTTTCCCTTATATTTAGGGTCACTCCCATCGCACGGTTTTTACTCGTCTTAGTTAAAAACTGAAGTTGACGTTTAAATTCAGACCATTGCTTGAATCTGTGACTTCCCAATAATCATACACAAAGTTGACCGTGAAAGTCTCAATTGCGTCAGTTTCCCAACTCAAATCAATTGTTGATACTTCGGTAGGGAAGATATTCACAAACCGATATGTACGCAATTTAGCACCAGTTTTACTAAACTGAGTTACATTTGCTAAGGTTCTGTATTCGCCCAAAAGGTTCGTACCTTCTCTCAGATTACTCTGGAATGAATTGATCTTGTTCGACCACTGCTCCATTGCATTACGGACTCTAAAGTCTTCGTCGTTCAGAATAGTTGGTGTCCAATCAGCAAAGGTTCTGTTTCCTGCAACCTTGACCTGACGACCAAAGTAAGGAACATCAATTGATGCGACTGTTGCTGCCGGAATCTGTGCTCCCTGTACAACAAAACGCATTACATCGGCAACATTGTCAACTCCTGCAGGAGTTTGAATGTCAACTTCAAAGAGGGACGGTCTCGCCCCTCCAAATGGAAGTCCTTGTGCTGCGAACTGAGTTACGCTAAATGCCATGTGTTCTCTCCTCTAGTCCTTCTATTTATACAGCACCAATGACTTCGTTGAACTCGACACCCGTTCTAACTGCAACAAAGTTCAACTGAATGAAGTTGATTGAACGATTTGGTTTGACAAATATGTCGCCCACAAACTCGTTACGATCAATCACTTCGCCAGTGTTATTCGACTCGTCGCAAATAACACGGAAGTCAGTAATACCCCGACGACCTTGTACTTCACGCAAGAAAGGTTCAACCAAGTTGACAAATTGCGATCTTGTGATTTCATCATTGAACTCAAAGAGTGATTGTCTTGATGCGATTGATATTGTTTTTTCAAGCACAATGAACAAACGACGAACATTAATTCTATCGAATGCTGATGGTTGTGCAAGTAGTGTCTTGTCACCGAACAGCACAGTTCCCTGTCCTGGGAATGTAACAACAGGGTTAACACCTGCCGCATACAGAACTTCACGATCTGCTTTGCGTGGGTTAAATGCCAACTTGATAACATTCTTAACCTGACCACGAGAGAAACCTGCTGGTGAGAACCAAGGGTCTCTTTGTGTATCGGAACGTGCCATAATACCTGCTGTGTCACCATTCAGTGGGACATAACGGTAGACATCGTTATATTTGTCGTACTGATACTTGAAACCAGAATCCATAATCGCAAATGAAGACGATGGAAGTGTATTACGGAATGTAACTACATCTTCTGCTTCTTTTCCTGGGAACGATGAGTTGTTGACAACATCTGTTCTTTCTGGTGAAAGTACAACCACGCAGTCTTTTCTTTGTTCTGCAAGGTTATTGATAAGATCAATTGCACGAGTTTGGTTTGCCCCTGAACCCAATACGAATGAAATATCAACATCTTCTGGATTATTGAATAAATCATAACCTGTCAGATAGTCACCGTTTGTTGGTAAAGCACCATCACGACCGTAAATTAAACTGTCGGTATTGGCAACATCTGCACCACCAAATGATGTGGTTGATAATCCACCCGCTCCTGTCAAAGAACCAGAGTGTGATGCGAAAAACACATACTCAGATGATTCGTTGATAACCAATGGGTAGTAAATTGAAGAACCTTGTGGATTCTTTGCATCTCTTGCCTTTGATACTGATTCATACACTTCAAGAACTGTATTTGCAGTGCCACTCCATTGACCGTTTTCATCAACTACAACCACATGTAATTGGTCACCGGAACCACCACGAGACTGTACATAAGCAGAAGTTCCTGGTGCAGAGTCTACTAAACGGAAGTATTCCCACTTACGAACAGTTGCATTTGATCGATGTGCACTATTACCATCGACAATAGTGTTACCTTGGTAGTTTGATTGTAATACGACTGCTGTGTCTGAGGAAATCGTCTTGACTTTGACCTCTTCACGGGCAGGTCCTAATACAAGAATGTCTCCAGAACGGAGTTGATTTGTAAAGAACGTACCATTTCCTGCCAGTGCAGTTGTGCCTGATGTGATTGATACGTTACCAGTGATTGCGTTTGAGAATGCAGTTGCGGTTGGGCAAATCGATACACGCAGTGAATTACCAAGTTCACCCGGATATCTTCCAATAAAAGGACCAACTCCAGAAATTGCAGCAGAACCACCTAATACAGTTGTAAGGAACCGATCATCATAATCATCTTCTGATTTGACTAAGGTATTTTGAGTATTTGCCGCATTTGTAATTGCGTTTCTTGCATTTTCTGCGGTTGATCCACCTTCGTTAACAACACGAGTCGTAAACAACTGATTACCATATGCCAAAAAATTAGCAGCAGTAAAGAAATCATCTGCTGTGTTTGCGTTTGGTCTTTGGAATGTTTTTACTAACTCATCTTCAGTCGTAATCAGTGCTCTTTCACCGACCGGACCCCAACGAAAATGACCTGCAATTGCTGCTTCGGTAGTACCGATTGCAGGAGTGACCGCAGAAAGGTCAATCTCACTGACGGTAATACCCGGAGATTTAGTGAATGCCATTATTTTTCTCCTCAGAGGTCTGTATTATTCATCTTTACACCGATATTTATAAATTACATCTTTTTTACCAACGATCAGTATCTATCGCCCAACTATCTTGTCTCCACATATCACCGTTATTATCAATGATAACTTCTTCAGTTCCATCATCGTAAAAACCAAAAGGAAGCATCTCTTGTTCTAGTTGTCTTGCCTTTTCTTCGGCAAGCAGTTTCCGAACATCTTGGTCTGTCATTTCCTTGAAATACTCTTGACGAATCAACCAAGAAAATAACACACAAGTCATTACTAAGTCGTCGTGAGCACCCTCTTCTGCCATAAAACTGTTGCGTCTAGAAACGAAAGATGCGAGTTCTTCAAGTGTATCAAAGTCCTCAATCAGTAATTTGTCGTTCTCAATGAGTTCTTTGAGTGAGTTACAACCAATTCTTTTGACTTGCTGTGTAGTCTTGACACCAATCTGTGAATTCTTTGCGAATCCACCACCCACTTTTTGACCACCCCGACCACGCACGGTGGTCATAATCATATTATCATACTCTAAGTCTCTATGTAATGTATCCGCAACTTGACCACCGATGTCATTGTTCTCAACTAGGACAAATGCGTCATTGTACTCTGTTGCGATACTACGAATAAGGTCTGGAAACACGGACGGTAGAATGTCTTTGTTTCGATATTTTGCCACCATCTTGTATGGAATAGTTGTCCCATCAAAGATTGTCAGTGCCGAATAGTCGAGTCCAATACCTCGTGCCGTATCTGCAATTGCAAAATAAATGTGATTGTTTACAGGAGGTTCAAATATATCCAAATCACCTCTTTTTTCTTTAGGTGGTATGAATGGCATTTGTCGGAGTTTCATTCCATTGATGAGTGTGTTGTTACTACCAATAAACTCACAGTCAAATTCTTGTCTGAACTGCTCTTCACTGGTGTTTTTGATAGTTTGATCACGCCACTTCTCATCACGACCAGGCACATCTTTCCAGTGAACCTCCAGTGTTTTGTATCCACTACGACCTTCAAGTGCATCAATCCACATCTTGTAAAAATGATTCATACCGTTTGGTGTAGAGACGATAATAACCTGTGAAGTGCTACCAGATGAAATCGTTGGATACACAGACGCAAAGAAGTCTTCTGCTAGATTTCTTGGAACAAATGCAAATTCGTCAAGAAAGATAAGGTTGTATGATCCACCCCGTACAGCAGACGATGATGTTGCTGCTGCAACAATCTTGGAACCATTCTCTAATTCCATAGACCCTTTATTCCACGAAACAATTCCTTGTTGCATCCACATTGGTAGGTTTTCGTATGCGAGTTGAATCCTATGTACCATTTCCCGTGCCAATGCACCTTTGTTTGCAAGGATTGCGATAGACTGACTGTCTGTAAATAGAATTCTCCATAGCATGTAGGCAACAACAGTTGTGGACTTGCCAGACTGACGAGGCATCTTTGTCAATACAAAACGGTTCTTAGTGAACAGATTCACCATATTTTCTTGGAATGGATACAAGTCAAATGGAACTAAACCACGGTCAACGTTAATAATCTTCACATATTTTTTTATGAAGTATACGATGTCCTTCGCACACTTGATATATTCTGCGACTTGTTCTTCAGTATATTCTACCTGAACCCCTGATTTTTTGAGATTGGGGTTCGCAAGATAAGTATCAGTCGTTGCCATTGTCTACCTTTACATCAATAATATTGCCATCTTCATCACGACGATTGATGAACTTCTGTAGTTCTGCCGTGCTACCCACAAACAGTGCATTGGTGACATTGTTGGTGACTCTGCCCTTTTCGTCTTGACGTAGTTTCTTTACTTTATTTTGGATTTCAAGTAAATCTTTGTTGGCATCAGACAGTGTTTTGACTAACTGTGACACTACCTCATAGGTTCGTGCTGACTCTGATGCCTTTGCAAGATGAACAAGTTCGTCCAATGCCGAACCACCTGCTTCAATAATCTGATACAAGTTCTGTCTGGCATAGGTGTAGTCATTTTCTATCTGTTGAGTTTCTGGAGGAACCTCTTTGGGTGGTTGGTCTTTGACAATTGCAGGAGATGGTGCTATACCTAGTGATTGTTCTATACTTGTCTCAAAGTTTGTTTTTTTATCATCATTCATCAGAATCCACACCCGCAGTCGGACTGTATGTTCGACCATCGGTAAAGAAGAAGAAGTCCTCTGCAATACCAAAGTCACTATTTGCACTAATCAAACTAGACGCAATGGATGCCGAACTGTTGGTAGTCGGAGACCCATTTGCAAACAAACCAGGAGTCACCACCACACGAGTTGACCGTGCGGTGTTTAAAGGAATATCGGTGTGTGTATCCACCTGAACACGTTTGATAACACCCGATGTCTGTACTGGACCCAAAATATAACCCTTCATCATAAAGTTAAGAGTATATACTAATGCTCTACGTTCTTCAAAACCACCTTCGTAGGCATCTTCCATCGTCACACTTTGTAATATGACAGGAATGTCAAATGTTAAATTCATTGTTGGAAGTAACTTGACAGACGGAGTAAAGTCTGGTGTAAAGAACGGTAAAATTTGTTCTATAATCTGTACACCATCGTCGGCATTCTTTACAAAGATTGACAACGCAAAGTCAATGTTGTATGGTGCGGAGTTAAATTGAGTTCGTAGGTTTTGATTACTGGTTCCAATCGCACGATTCTGTTGTGTTTTTGCTAACTTACGAGATGGGTCATAGGTCATCCCCGTCATCTCAAACCCGATACGAGGCAACTGAATTGCCACATCATTCTCTAAATCTGGGTTGGAGTTGATTCTAGCAAGGAACTTTTCTTTGGGACCATAGGCAATCGGTACTGCAATTGATTGAATGCGTGTACCCGCACTATTGAAACGTTGTACAATAATGTCGTT